ACGTGTGGGGGATTGCCCGCGCTTCCTTCCCTGCCGCTCCTTCAGGGACTCCCAGGACGCATGGCGCAAATCCTGGGGCATCAATTCCCTGAAGGAAACTTATCCTCTGGTCTCGTAATAGGTCCGGAAGTCTGCCTTGATGCTGTCCTTGGTAACCACCACGGACAGACGAAGAAGAGTCTTCTTGTAGGTCAAGGTGATGAACGGGCCTTCATACAGTGCCCCATACTTCGGGTCACTGGTGGTCGACAGGGTATAGCCGTTGTCTACCAGAACCTTGACGATATCCGGAGTCTTGGCCTCTGCCAGGAATTCAGCCGAGAGGATCGCGTGTAGCCCCTCAAAGGCCATCACAATCTTCGGAATGTCTTCCGGATCGTAGACGAAGCGTGCCCCGGAACTTGGCTTGAAGTCCATCTCCACAACCATGGGGTCGGCTACTGGTGTAGCTGCCTTCTTGGAAGCCCCTGAACGGGCCGTACGGACCCGAGGGGTTGCTGACGCTGCCATGACACCCCCTTCAAAGGTGATCTTGTTAGGAGCCCTCTCAGGGCCTCCCGTGGGGACACGTGGAATCGAACCACGGACCTGAGCATTTTCAGTGCTCCGCTCTTCCATCTGAGCTATGACCCCATACCAACGGCTATCCCGAACCTTGACCGTGGCACTAGTGGCTATTTTCATCGGGACCACAAGTATTACTTCTTGCGACTAACCATATCGTCGTATAGATCAGCCCACTTGTTCAAGGAGGCTGCCCAGACTCTAAATTCCTCTGGGGTGAAGTCTCCCTCCAATAACCTGCCGTCTTTTTCGTCTATCGCAGTGATGCGCAAGACAGGCTTCTCTTCTAGCGGGTTGTACGAAGGAATACCGACCTGAACCAGGTGGAAAGGATGAGTCGCCTTAGCTCTGGGCATCAGATCACCTTAGACAATTCCTCTTCGGATTCCATGGCCGGACCGTTGAGAGTCTTCCTGTTCCGATCCCAGGAGACGGAGTATCGAACGCCAACGCTTACAAAGCCAATCGACCATGGAGCGTGGATGCCGACTACAGTCCCCAGACCTGATGAAATCTTGTTGGTCAGGTAAACCCGATCCTGAAGCTTGAACTTAGCTGTGTAGGCAGGGAAGTAAATGGTAACCATCTATACTCCTCCTTTGAAGCTTATGGTGGTACGGTCCGACCACTCCCTATATGGGTTTAACTCGTGTCGGTTCCATCTGGGTACCCACTCCCAGACAGCAATGCAAACCGCCGTACCATCGGCCGTCATCCTCGTTTAACGTCAGAGGAGAAAGACGTACCCCTAACCAATTGGCAGGGATAAACCACGCATATTTAACGTCTAAGGTGGATAGACGGTTCCCCTTTAGTCTGCCGGACCTATGGGGAACAGAACGGCCACGGGGAATTGAACCCCGGTCACCAGATTGGAAGTCTGGCGCTCTGCCAATTGAGCTATGACCGCATGAAGCCCCGTGGGTTTGTGGTTTTAAGCCTGCAAACAGACCCCACGGGGAATGTCCTCTAAACCCTCACCTAGGACGTGGCCCGCTCCCATACCGTAAACGGACTAGGTTCCCTTAGCGCGTTTTGGTTCACCGTTCAGTGAAAGCCGGGGGGCGGCTTACTTACTAGGTTGGCAGCTATCGCGCCCACTGCCCGTCTAGTGCTTTCCATTCATTACCTTCATGCTCGGCTTACCAGCCCCCAGGGAAGCCACCACACGCCCTAGATCAGTCCTGAAGTTATAAGTCAGGGCATAGGCGTAAGCCGTATCAGTTGGACGCTGACGCATTTCGTTGATGATGTCCCGTAGCTCTGCTGCTAGGTCTTCCAAGTCAGCAGAAGCCTTGACTACCTTTTGCTCTTCTGGAGACACGCTTCTACTTCCTCTTAGAGACGTGTGTAGCCGAATCACCCGCTATCGGCCGTTACGCTGCCATCACCCAGTGGCCCTATCCAGGGTTCCTAAGAAGAGTTGTTTCACAGTCCTTGGACTCCGCAACCTTCTTCCTGAATTGCCTACTATCAGCGCTCCCAATATCTTAATGGTGGGCAAGGGCACACCACAGTGCCGTTTAAGCCGGTTTATACAGTCCGGACCCCTTGCCCTGTTTTAATTACACACATGGCGTAGTTACTTGGAATGAACAGAACCCAGCGGCATAACTGTTTCCGGCCTATTCAAACCTTCGCTACATCTGATGGCGCAATGCCAATACCCCATTTTGAGATTTAGCGCCATGTGTGCCGTACCCCGAAGAGGAGTTGAACCTCTAACATCCACTTTGTAAGAGTGGCGCTCTGCCGGATTGAGCTACCGGGGCATGTGTCGGATGTGGTGTGTTCTTATACTCCTACTTATAGACGTCCGACGCGCCTTAGCCAAGGTCTAGTGTGGTGAGCGCCAATCCGAATTGAAGTTTTATCTTCGGTCCAGATTCTTGCCACAGTACGGATACAAGACCAGGAGATCTACCGACGTACTTTGTATTACTCAGAAGGGATACCCCCAGTTATATCAACTGGGTTATTGCAGCTACGCGACTAGGCCCCACCTTTTGACATAAACGTGTCACCGGAAACGCCATTAGAATGGAGCCTAGCCACATCTATAGGAGTGACTGTGCTCCGATACGTCACCAGAGAAAATGGCGGAGCATAGGACCATGCCCTACATGGCCGTACTCAACTTACTAGTAGGGCTAGCGTTATACCGCGTACCCGTATCGATAGGTACTCCCTACCGGCGGCTATACGTCTCGGAACCAATCCTCTGATGACATAACGGAGCACAGTAACTCTGACAGTCAATCCAGTGGCACCCACTACTTACATAGGTGTACCTTAAAAGGTGCCACGTCGTGACTGTTATCGTCATTCAGTCACTCACTATTTAGTATGCCTAAGACTGCTAGGCGGACATGGTTTCCCACCGGGGTACCCTTCCCGGTCGCGGGATGCTTCGCCTTACCCCTGCCAAAGGGCAAGCTTATTATTACTAGCCATGTCTTTTCTGTTGGGTCACACCGGTTGCTTAGTGAGAGGTTGCACGGACCTAGCCCGTATAGCCCCAGAGGCTCTGTAAAGCCCTCTGGCAGCCATGCGGTTGGTATCCGCTGGCCTTGCTCCTGCCGCTCGTGTGCGTGTCGTACCGTGCCTTACAGGTAGTGCGGCGATGCTGTCTTGCTTCGTGCGTACGTGCCTTACTGTCTTGATTTGGTGCGTCATGCGGGTCTTACGTGTGTCAGTGGTCTAGGTGGTCTGTGCCATCCTGCCGGGCTGACAGGAACGAACTTACGGAACCTGTGGTCACGTGTCAAGGACGTTCCCAAGATTTTTTAGGAACGTCCCGCATATATCAGACCACCCGTCAGTCTGTCAAGAAGTAGCATCGTTCCAGGTCAGGGAGCTATGCTGACTCTCCTGCCTGGTTTTCTTGCTCCCGAGCAACCATGATCGGGTAGGTGTCCGGACAGCACGAACCGGGCATATAGGACAGTTGAGTACAGTTCGGACAAAAGTAAACATAGCTCACCTATTGCGCACTTCGGAAAGTTTTGTTACTATTCCGTTGCCGGTAGTCCTAGGACATCGGGTCAACGGGCTATGTGAAGTGATGTGCCCTACGCATAGTCGACTACCGCGCGAACGGGTGAGATGGTGGCGGGTCCTGGGTGGCCCTCCACCGCTCACCTTTTTTTGTGCTCTGGAAAGGCGGTTAACACCTTTGGCGAGTACTCCCGAAGTGGGTTTGATCTCTGCTGTCGTCCGGCAGGGTGACCATCAAACCCTCTTGGACCAGGGCATTAGTGAAGAGTTCTTCCATGGGTTCCCGGACGAAGGAAAATGGCTTCTTCACTACATCTACACCTATAAGAGGGCACCTAGTAAGCCTGCCTTCAAGGCACAGTTCCCAGAGTTCCGGGTTATCGCGGTAGACGACGTAGGACACTATTCCGATCTTGTCCGGAAACGTCACTCCGAAATCCTGACAAGTGGTGTTATTTCCAAGGCTGCCGACCAACTGTCTCTAGGGAACGTCCAAAAAGCAATAGAGACGATGCATACCGGGGCTATCAAAGTCGCTTCGGTCTGTAACGTTATGCACGATAACGACATTATTGGGGATTGGGAAACAGACTATAAGGAATTTCTTCTTCGTAAACAAAAATATGAGGAAGAAGGATTCGCCGGTATCCCCACTGGCTTCCCAACCTTTGATGAACGGATAGGCGGGTTTACTACTGGGCTCCACATCGTCTCTGCCCGTCTAGGCCAAGGTAAATCATGGTTGCTTCTTAGCATGGCGGTTACGGCCCTTATCGCTGGCAAGAGCATTCAGTTTGACTCTCTGGAAATGCCCCGTGCTCAGGTATCCGGAAGAGTCCACGCCCTACTATCCAAGCAATATGGGAATAAGGTATTCGACAATATCAGTTTGGCACAAGGCAAAAACATCGATCCGGCTGAATACCGTAAGTTCCTTCAGGGGCTAAGGAAGAACCTACGTAGCCGGATGCACGTCATGGATTCATCTAAGGGCCGGATGGGGGTTTTGGATGTCCAGGGACAAATAGAACGCAATGAGCCAGATATTGTCTACATTGACTACATCACCTTGATGAAGATGGCTGGTGAAGACTGGTCCTCTGTAGTAAAACTGTCCAATGACCTGACTATCCTTGCGAATGAATACGGAATTCCTATCATCTGTGCAGCACAGCTAAACCGTGATGCTGCCACCAAGAGAGATGATCCGGGTGGTCCTGAGCACTTGGCCCGTGGTGACAGTATCGGGCAGGATGCCACGTCCGTATTTGCTAACAGGCTCACCAGCAAAAGAACAATGATTCTAAAGAATGTGAAAAACAGGCATGGTGAAGGTGGAATCACCATTCACCTTCATTATGAACCAACAGCAGGTATCATCAGAGAAATAAGTTATGACAAGTATCTAGACCTACGTGACCAAGACAAAGCGGAAGAGAAATCAAGTGGCTAACGTTTCTTTTTTGGGTAGCAAAGACCTGTCTCCTGAAGAAGTAATCAGAGTTCGTGAGTTTGTCACTGAATTCATGAATACCAATTGCTCAGGGGCAGACGCTAAGTACGATAACGTCTATGTCTCTAACGGCAGTGGTGTTCCGGCAATTGCCACTGACATTGCCCACAACCTTCGGGTCAATTACGAGACCATCCCCACCAAGGTTTATAAGTGGGATGCTGTCGGTGGCTTTAGGGACACTAACGCTGAAATCATCGACAAGTCCGATTACGTGGTCATCCTCTGCACGGAAGACACCAACTCCGGTGGCGTTGGCTGGTGTGAGCGCTACGTCCGGCGTGTCGGGAAGCCTTGTAAAGTCGTCTGGGTGAGCAACCCGACTACGGAAGCCACGTCAGGGGATACTGAGCCTGTAGCGGCAGAGGAAGAGTAAGGGATTGGCCCGGTAGGCACTGAGCTTGCCGGGCCTTTTCTTTGGATGGTGGTCATGTATCGATATGAAGATATAGCCAAGAAACGTTTGACCATCTTCAATATCTCGGGTGAAGAGGCACTAGCCCTTTGCCCGTTCCATGAGGATTCCAACCCTTCGTTTCGGTTCAACCTGAGACGTGGGGTTTTTATCTGTTACTCGTGTGGTGCCAAGGGTGGTATTGGAAAGTTCCTCAAGCACTTTGGTGCTGTCTATATTGAACCGCCGGTATCCCTGGAAGTCCTGAATCTTCAGGTGGCTTTCATGGAGATGAAGGTTAACCAACCGGCACCATACGGCCGGAAGTTCCTACCTGAACCTTCCCTACAGCGCTTTGCCTTCCCTCACGACGCATGGGCTCAGAGGGGCTTTGATGGCCCTACCGTGGCTTCCTGGGGCCTTGGGTACGACCCCATCTCAGACAGGCTCACACTGCCTCTGAGGGACCTTTACGGCAGGCTCCTGGGAGTGGCGTTCCGTCGTCTGGACAAGACGAAGCATGGGAAATACGTCTACCCAAAGAGCTTTCCCAAGAAGAAGAACATGTTCGGTTCCTGGAAGGTCCGGAAGCCCAGAGCACAGACCGTGGCTCTGATGGAAGGCCCTACAGATGTGATCCGAGCATGGCAAGCGGGAGTTCCGGCCCTAGGGATCTATGGATCATACTTCTCAGATGATCATCTAATTCTTCTCCACAAGTTGAATATCAAAAGAGTGGTATGCTTTTATGACAATGACGTCAGTGGGAGAAAGGCTCTAGCCTCCACTAAAGAAGTCATTGACGGCATGCTTATCTCTTCGGTCGACTACGCAAATCTTCCGGAAGGTGCCGATCCTGGCAGCCTTCCCCTAGAGACCATAAGAGAACTCTATGAGTCTGCCTAGATGGCAACCGGCATGGTTCCCAGGTGGAACGCACTTTGTTCCTTCTGTAAGAGAGGTACTTCTCTCTATGCCTGGTGTAGAAGTTCCAACCCTAGAAGACTTCAACGAACTAGTGGCCCGTGTTGAGGCCCTTGAGAAGGGTCCTACCGGCCCAACGGGACCTTCCGGCCCTTCAGGGCCTAGCGGCCCAACTGGCACGCCTACGGGGCCTACAGGGCCGGTACGGGCCTTCTGGCGGAGTGGTGGTAGCCGGAATACCAACCTAGGTTCGGCCGTGACGGAGTGGGGCAACTTCCGTGGCCGTGCTTGTGACTTCTCGATTGTGTACGCCACCCGTGATGCTGGGTGGAATGCTTTTGTTAGCTCCCACTACTCCGCCGGTCAGATCTCCACTCACACGGATAAGAAGCTAGAACTACTTATCCAGACTGCCCCGTTCCCGTCAGGTGGTAACTACAAGGATCTTGTAGATAACAAGTATGACAGTTGGTGGCAGCAAATTGGGGCCGGTTTGAAGGCACGTGAGGATGCCGGGTTTGTTCCGGTTATCGTCTCTATTGCCTGGGAGATGAACGGCACCTACATGTATTGGGGTGGTGGCTCTGGTTCTGGTCCTAGCCACTATGCCAACCCAGACCAGTACATCAAGGGTTATAAGGCCATCGTGACTTCTCTTCGGAAGACTTATCCGAATGTGAAGACAGCATGGATCATTAACGCTCACGGGACTCCTGCCGCAGTGGGCACTACCGACCCATGGAACCTCTACCCTGGCAATGACGTGGTTACTTTTGTGGGCATTGACGCCTATGACATGTACCCGCCATCAAGAGGTAAAGACATAAATGCCTCAAGGGCTCTCTACAACTCTCAGGCCAACGCGGTCGGTGGCATCAAGTGGCTAGCCGGTAAGGCACAGTCCGCCGGTAAGCAACTGATTGTTGGAGAGTGGGGAGTAGCTTCCGGGGCTGGTGCCAACGGTGGCTTCGACAACCCAGACTTCATCCAATGCACTTTTGAGACTTATCAGGATCTCTTTGCGAAGGGAATCCTTTACGCTGAATTCTATTTCGCAGACCCAATGGGTGGCGGAAATGTGGATTCAGACTTGCTTAGTGGTAACCCGAACTCTGCCGCTAAATACAAAGAACTATATCGTGTGGCCTAACCTGAATGCCGGCATAGAAAGAATGTGGGGTGTTAGGTGTGGCTGAAAAATCTAATACAGAATATCCTGTCACCGTTGATTGGCTTGTTGATAGAAATCAACGAAGTGATAAGACAGCCGGAACCGAGATATCTAGCAGTGGTAATAGGATTCGTTCTTATGGGTGTACCTGTGGACGCTACGCTAAGAGTGCTGCAAGCCAGAGCGTCAGACTTGCTATCTTCACGTACTTCTACACCTTCTCCGCCATTGGAAAATTCCCCTGTTCAATCCTCCTCTTCCTCTACGTCACCGCAAGATGGAAGTGGTGAGGGAGGCACAGCGTGAGAAAAGTAAAAAATGCATTGCAGGATATGTCATATGAAAGAAGTCCAGAGACTTTCTTCAAAGTATTCCGTGCAGTAGTCATTTTTCTTTTGCTAGCTGTCATAACCCTTACTATTCTTATCGTTCGAAACAACTCACATACCAATGACAAGTTCGCTAAGAATGACGTGATATTGGCGCAACGGTTTGAGACGCTGAGTACCGATTTCAAGGACTTGGTACGGGCAGACTGCCCCTTCCTTCGTAGCGTGTACATGCTCCCGAACTACAGCGCTCAGAGGCCACCGAGTGACGTCACTATCCAGTTGTCCACCAATGCCCGTGATTCGTATATTGGCAAGGGTTGCGCTGAACAGCTAGGGAGAGATGGTAAGCCACTAGGGCCACTCCCAAGGTTGGATTCATACAGCGACAATAAATAGAAACAGAGAAGGGGC